AGTCCTGAGTAAGACTTTAAAGTGCTCATGATACACACACATTCTAACACGCAGCACCACATTATGTCAACCGTTACTAACACTGACGTCGTACTATTTGCTCTCTCACAGTGTAGCACAGGCAACGAATTGCTAGAGTACATTGATAGTTTGATTGAGGAGAATAGTGTAGTCTGATCGTTAACAACTGTAACCCCCGTACTTGACAGTGTGGGGGTTTAATAATATACTGCAGTATAATACCGTATTGGCAGTGATTAGGGCGGTTCGTTAATGTTATGCGGCGCGGCGTGATAAAAACGCTTAACTACCCTAACCTACAGAGGTGACAAAACGCACGAGTGATTTCAAGTTCAAAAAAAAAATAACGGCCAAAAAAAATCCCTCCAATAAGTTTTCATGAAATTATCTTGGCCTACAATTAATCACGGAGCACAAGTCACACCTAATTTCTTTCTCATTATTCATGTGTTAGGTGTATGTGCATTATTACCTCAATTTTGGAGTTGGGGTAATTTTTTTGCGTATATATTTCTTTGTTATCTTACTGGTTGTATTGGATTGGCATTAGGTTATCATCGTCTTTTTTCTCACAGAGCATTTGAGACACCTACATGGGTGAGACGTATCCTTGCAACATGTGGAGCATTAAGTGCTGAGTACGGTCCTATTACATGGCCTGGAATACATCGTCAACATCACATGTATAGTGATACTGACTTAGATCCCCATAATAGTAGGAAAGGTTTTTGGTGGAGTCATATAGGATGGATGTTAACAAAAGTACCAGCAGAGAAGAATGTATATAGATTAACACCTGACTTAAGAAATGATTGGTATTTTAGATTGTTAGACAAGTACTTTATAGTATTACAGATACCACTCGGAGTTATATTGTATAGTATAGGTGGATGGTCAATGGTATTATGGGGTATACCTCTCAGACTTATTACTGTATATCATATGACATGGTTTATCAATTCTATTGCACATATGTGGGGATATCGTTCATATGAGACTAAGGATTTTTCAATGAATAATACTATATTAGGGTTAACTACATTTGGTGAAGGATGGCACAATGATCATCATATGTTTCCAGATTCAGCAAGAATCGGATTAAATGGAGAATTTGACTTGACATGGCACCATGTGGTACTTTTAAAGAAACTTGGATTAGCTCGTAATATACGTCTACCAAATAAATAACTCAAATGATGAGGATTTATGACTGATTATAATAATACAACATATCATATTTACTTAAAGGATAACTGCATATATTGGAATTTAAACGAAGAAGAATTTGAAGAGAAGTGGCAGATGTTAAATGTAATGGTAGATTTAATAGCAAGTGATTATACAGAAGATGATTTATCATATATCAAGTTAGGGACTAAGTGTGGTGTAGGTGGGCCAGGAAGAATTGTTAAAGATTCTGAATGGGAGGAAGATTCCTATTGACACTGACTACATATTACGATAGAATTGAACTGAAGGTTATTTCAAACTATGGCTAAAGGATTTAAAATTAAAACTGTTGCACCGAAACAAAAAGGACCTGAATGGGACATTGATGCAATCAAGGAAAGGATGCGTGGTAAATCAATTGTATTCTGTCTTCCTGGTCGTGGATGTTCATATACCTTTTTAAAGAATTTTGTACAATTATGCTTTGATATGGTACAGAATGGAATGAGTATTCAGATCAGTCAAGATTACTCATCGATGGTTAACTTCGCTCGTTGTAAAGTATTAGGTGCGAATGTACTTCGCGGATCAAAGCAAGTACCATGGGATGGTAAATTAACATATGATTATCAATTATGGATTGATAGTGATATTGTATTTGATACTGCCAAGTTCTGGCAACTTTGTGATCTATCTCTGAGTGAAGATGGTACAGAGCGTGAGATTGCTGCTGGTTGGTATGCCACAGAAGATGGACACACAACTTCTGTCGCACACTGGTTAGAAGAGGATGATTTCCGTAAGAATGGTGGAGTGATGAATCACGAAACTGTCGAATCAATCGATAAGCGTAAGAAGCCTTTTACTGTTGATTATACAGGTTTTGGATGGGTACTGATTAAGCACGGTGTTTTTGAGAATCTTGAATACCCTTGGTTTGCTCCGAAGATGCAAATCTTTGAGTCTGGCGAAGTACAAGACATGTGTGGTGAGGATGTCTCATTCTGTCTTGATGCTAAGGATGCAGACTATGAAATCTGGTGCGATCCTCGTATTCGTGTAGGTCATGAGAAGACAAGGGTTATTTAAAATGTCGGTTAATACTCAACTAAAAACAGATGAGCTATGGGATCTTGCATCTGAGATCCTCACCGAACTCTCTCGGAGAGATGGAGTTTCATATAGAATACGTGCTACAAAGGACTCCGTTAATAAAAAACTTTGTTCTCTTGATTTACTTGATTGATTATGATCACTTATGTTGTTATTTTTTTAATACTATGCATAATGTGTAGTGTTTTTTATTTAAATCTTTATAACCCACATTAAAAGGAATGGTACGTTTTAATATTCTTTATGCAGGAGAGATAATCTATGAAAGTCTCTCTCATGAAGAGTGTCTTGATGCACTGCAAGATCTTGCAGAACATTATTATGAAGGTAAGGATATAGTTGATGCAAATTTAATCTCTATGGAGGAATGTTAAAATGGCAAGAATGTTTAGTGGTGGTATTGTACCTTTTCAGAAAGCATCGCCAAAAAAGACTCGTCAAGGCCGCTCGGTCAATACGAAATTGGCCGCGACCTCGCGTAATGATAAAAAGAAAGTCTATCGTGGACAAGGAAAAGGTTAAATAATTAAAGTTACATTAATTTATAATGGCTGCACTTATTTGTAACCTCCCCTCGGTTGAAGTATGGGTTCGTAAAGAATACCTTACTGATCATCAATCAGATCACGGTGAATTTGTAAAAGGCGTCTGAGTATCGGCAAAATCGATACCTGGGCGTGCTTTTTATTTTGAGACGTATATGCGGCAATGTATGACAAACTACCTATAAGCGCGTTTCTCTCGTCTCCGGCGCTTCCAGACCCCGATATGGACCTTCCTAACCTATTAAACCAAAAATAAGAAAATGACTTCAAGTAACGACTTTTTAGACAATTTAGCTAATGATCAGCATCAAAAAATGCTGCGTGAGATCTCAAATGATGACCTAACACCCAAAAAACACAATTCTAAGGTGCAAAAAGAGATTTATGAGAGAATTGATACTGATGACCAAGATTATGGTACTGAACCCGTAGTATTAACTGAATTTTAGTGAATAAATAACTCATAATCGCTGTGTTCTGGTGCCTTTAGAACGGGTAAATCAATCCTTTAGGGATATAAGTGCAAGTTTTCAGGCAAATCCCCTGAATAATGATCTTGTAGTACTTAAAAATGCAAATGCTATTGCACGTTCTATAAGAAATATCATTTCAACATCCCCTGGAGAGAAATTCTTTGATCCAGATTTTGGATCAAACGTGACTAGATTGCTTTTTGAAAATTTAGATGATATAAGTGCAATCTCAATTCGTGATGAAATTGAAAATTCAATCGATAATTATGAGCCTAGAGTTTCTTTAATATCTGTTGACACCACTCCAGATTATGATAATAATTCTTTTGATGTGAAATTGATCTATCAGATTATTGGTGTTGATATTCCTCCACAACAATTAGAATTTGTATTGCTACCGACAAGATAAATGTCTCTTTTAAATTTTTCTAGTCTGGATTTTGACCAGATTAAGAATACTCTCAAAAATTATTTAAAATCATATTCAAATTTTACTGATTATGATTTTGAGGGATCTAATCTGTCAACAATACTTGATGTATTAGCATATAACACATACATTACCTCATATAATGCCAATATGGTAACTAATGAGGTATTCATTGATAGTGCAACATTGAGAGAAAATGTTGTATCTCTTGCAAGAAACATTGGATATGTACCTAGATCTAAAAAATCATCAAGAACTTCGATTAATTTCTTTGCAGATCTTTCAAGTATTAAAAATACACCAACTACGGTAACACTAAAGAAGGGACCCATTGCAACATCGGGCGGAACCTTCAATAATCAATCATATGTCTTCGGTATTACTGAAGATATAACTGCATCTGTTATTGATGAAGTAGCTCTTTTTGATCAAATTCCAGTTTATGAAGGAACTGTTATAAATCAAGAATTTGAAGTTGATGCATCTGATTCAAATCCAAGATTTTTATTAACAAATACTGGTATAGATTTAGATACTCTAGTTGTAAAGGTCAGACCAACAAAAAATTCGACAATTAGTTTAAAATATGCCCGTCAAGATAACTTGTTTGATGAAAAAACGAGTTCTGCCGTTAATGGGGAATCAAAAATTTATTTTATACAAGAAGTAGAAGATGAAAGATATGAATTAATCTTTGGAGATGGAATTTTTGGTCAAAAGTTGCAAAATGGTAACATTATTGAAGCATCATACATAAAAACTTCTGGACCTGCAGGAAATGGTATATCTGATTTTCTTTTTAGTGGTAGATTTGAGTATACTAAGGGTACTACGACCTTTCCAGTAACAAGTGGCATATCTTTGGTTACTGCAGAGTTACCTTCTAGTGGTGGTGAAGAAATTGAAAGTGTTGAATCTGTTAGAAAGTATGCTCCTCAAATTTATGCAACACAAAATAGAGCATTAACTGCAAATGATTTTGAAATTTTAATTCCAAACAAAATTTATCCAGAGGCTGAGTCAATTTCAGTATATGGTGGAGAAGATTTGATTCCTCCACAATATGGAAAAGTGTTTATCAGTATAAAACCACGAAATGGCGATTTTATACCAAATTCAATTAAAGAAAATATAAAAAGAGATCTTAGAAAATATTCTGTAGCAGGAATTATTCCAGAAATTTTAGATTTAAAATATCTTTATGTAGAATCAACGAGTAACGTATACTATAATCCAAGTTTAGTTTCCAATGCAAATGAGTTGGCAACAAAAGTGCAAAATAATATCACAAAATACGCAGATTCAAGTGAATTAAATAGATATGGTGCAAGATTCAAATATAGTCAATTCTTAAGATTGATTGATCAGAGTCACTCTGCAATAACCTCAAACATAACGACTATTAATATTAGAAGAGATTTGAGATTGGCACTCAATACTTTTGCAGAGTATGCCATTGATTTTGGAAATGAGTTTTATGTTAAGTCTATGAATGGTTTTAATATAAAATCCTCTGCTTTTAGAGTGATAGATATTAATGAGGATGTTTATCTTACTGATGTTCCTAATGCTGATAAAAAAACTGGAGTTATCAATTTGATTTCTTTAGCAACTCCAGAATCTACTACCCCACTTTTACGAAGAAGTGGAGTTGGTCTAGTAAATTATGAAAAGGGACGAATAACATTAAATCCAATTAACATTATATCAGGTAAATCAAAAGACAGTCAGCAAATTTTAGAAATATCAGCATACCCAGTATCTAATGATGTGATCGGTTTGCAAGATCTTTATCTCCAATTAGATAAAACTTCTGTTGAAATGGTTATCGATCAAATTAGTTCAGGATCAAGTCCATCAGGTTCAAATTACACGGTCAGTTCCAGCTATAGTGCAGGAAATATCGTAAGATAACAAAAAAAACAAATGAAAGAAAACAGAGTAAAAATTAGTCACGTCGTTGAAAGCCAGTTACCCTCTTATGTGAGGGAAGAATTTCCTTTGATTGGGCAATTTTTATCAAGATATTATAGATCTCAGGAATATCAAGGTGGTTCTCTTGATATGATCCAAAATATTGATGAATATTTAAAGAGATCGACGACTGACAGTTATATTAAAGATACATATTTGACTTATGGACTTGATGAATTTAGAGATGGTAATATATACGTCGATAGTACTGAAGGATTTCCGGATTCTGATGGATTAATTAGAATTGATGATGAGATAATATACTATCGATATAAAACTCATATAACTTTTGAAACTTGTATCAGAGGATTTTCAGGAATTAGTTCATATGATAATCCAAATGATTCTGAAGATCTAGTTTTTAATGATACGGTTGCCAGTTACCATGAAGTATCTTCTAAAGTTGAAAATTTAAATGTTCTCTTTTTAGATGAGTTTTTAAGAAAAATAAAAAAACAACTCTTAAATGGATTAAGTGATAGAGAGTTATCCTCAGAATTAAATCAAAGATCATTTATTAAAAATTCTAAAAGTTTTTATTCTTCGAGAGGAACTGATGCATCTTTTGAAATACTTTTTAAAGCTTTGTATGGAAAAAGTGCTCAAATAATTCGTCCTATTGATTCGGTATTTACACCTTCAGATGCAGGTTATAAGGTAGACAGAAATTTAGTTGTTGAAGTTATAGAAGGAGATCCTAACAATTTACTTAATAGGACAATTTTTCAGGATGAATTTGAAAATATTAAAAAAGCATATGCTCCAATATCAAGTGTAGAAAAAATTTATTCCGGTATTTCGACGGCAGAATACTATAAAATAGTTATTGATGGATCTCTAACTAAAAATGATGGAACAACTGAATTATTATATGGAACGTTTTCACCACATCCCAAAACATATGTGATTGGATCTGTTGGGGTAGGGCAAACATTTATTGATGTTGATACAACTATCGGATTTCCAAATAAGGGATCTTTAAATTTTCAATTCAAAGATGGAACTGTTGGAGTCTGTACCTATTGGGATAAAACTACAAATCAATTTTTATATGTTGAACCTGAGGCAATTACCTCAGTAATATCTGATGGAACTTATATTGATCAAAATACATATGCCTATGTTGGAAGTCCTACTGATAATGGGGTTAGAGTAAAAATTAGATCCGTTCTTAATGATATTCGTGTTCCTACAAAAGCATACTATCAGAAAAAAGATTCTAAGGTAAAAATAAAAACTTTAGGAAAACGAGGAACTTCTGTAAGAGATAATAATTGGTTATTTAATACTGCACAATATTATGATGTTTTAAATCTTACACTTGTTGACGTTGTTAACAGCACTTACAAACTAGTAACAAAAGATGATCATATCTTAAGAATAGGTGATTTATTAACCCTAACTGATCGTAATAATCAAATATTACCAAATGAATTTGTAGTTACTGATGTTTTTAGCAATAATACCTGTCTTTTTAGAGGAACTGGTATCAAGGATGCATCTCTTATATCAAAAGTAACTAGAAGAATTATAAAGGTTGACTCAAATTTACATGATAGTTTAAATTTATTAACAGCAAACGTTCAAAATGTTTATTTGAAACCAGAGGGTGGGGTTGTTAATGGAAAACCATACTTTGGCCCATCTCATGAGCACCCAAAAACTGGTGTTAGGATGGTTGGTCCAAAGCACACACCATTTTCACACGATATTATTATTGATGATCCAAACTCATCTAAAGTTCTTATTGCATCTTCATCATTACCAGCAGATCCTGGTACAAAATTAGATCCAAAAATTCAAAAATTTACCGTTTCTGGGACATTTGTCGTCGGAAGCACCGAGTTAGAAATTGTATCAGGAGTAGATCACAATTTATATACAGGAGATATAATCGTATATTCGCCAGAAGTAGGTTCTGTCGATACAACTTTGTCAGATGGTACAATTATTACTCAAGAATATGTTATTAGTTCTTTGTTTGATGCAGGAACTTATTTTGTTAAACGAGTAAATGATAGAGTTATTAAGTTAGCTAAGAGTAGAGCAAATATTCATAATGGTATTTTTGTAAAAGTTGAAGGTTCTACGGACACTGTAACTATTAAAAGTAACGATTTTGAAAAGAAAGAATTTTATAGAAGCGCAATTGAACCGCAAAAATTATTCAGAGAAATAAAATCTCCAATTAATGATAGATATGATCATGAAACAATAGTCGGATATAGTGGAATATTAATTAATGGTGTTGAAGTTTTAAACTATAAGTCACCTGATAAGTGTTTTTATGGTGAGATTTCCTCCATTTCGGTTATAAATGCTGGCGAAGACTATGATGTAATAAACCCACCCGTTTTAGGAATAATAGATTCGGTTGGTTCTGGAGCAACAGGATTCTGTGCTGTCGAGGGCAATTTAAAAGAAATTAGAGTTATTAATTCTGGTTTTGATTATCTTGATAATCCCATAGTTGAAATTACTGGAGGTTCTGGAGAAGGTGCTACTGCTGAATCCAAAATGGTCACAGTACCTCATAACGTTACATTTGATGCTAGTGGTATAGGTTCTGCTAGAATTGGTGTTGATACGTCTACCATTGGATTCTCTACAACACATAAATTCAGAACAGGTGAACCAGTAGTTTATAAAACTTTTGGAAAAAAAGCACTTGTTGGACTTAACACTGATGCTACTTATTATGTAAATGTTGTCAACAACTATACATTAACTTTACATAAAAATTTAAGTGAATCCTCTGTTGGATTAGGAACAATTGGATTTACTGATTTTGGTGAGGGTAATCATTCCCTTAATTCTCTAAATGGGAAATCTATCGTAAGTTCTATTGTCGTAACAAATAGTGGTAGTGGATATAAAAATAAAAAAACTAATTGTGCATCTGCTGGAGTAAATACATCTCTCAATTTAATTAATATTGCAAATCATGGATATAATAGTGGAGAAATTTTAAAATATACTGCAAGTGGGACTGCAATCGGGGGATTGACAGATTCCTCAGAATACTATGCAACCGTTTTGAATAATGACCAATTCAAATTATCTGCTGTTGGTGTTGGGACTACTCAATCAGATTTTTATTATAAAACTAAGCAATATCAAAACTTTAATTATACTGGAGTTGGAACTCATAACTTTAACTATCAGGATATAACGGTATCAATTTCTGGAAAATTGGGAATTGGAACGATTGAAGGAAAAACTTTTGAAGCTCAAATTCAACCAGTTGTCAGAGGAGGAATTGAAAATATTTTCATAGAAAATGGTGGTGTTGGATATGGAGTTTCTAATATATTAAATTATGAGAGACCACCTCTACTAGATTTAAATTCTGGCAGGGGTGGGGAAATAACTCCGGTTATAATTAATGGAAAAATTTCTGATATCATAGTTAGTGCTGCAGGAACTGACTATAATACTACACCAGAACTTAAAGTTCTTGGAATTGGCACCGGAGCCGTGCTCATTCCAGAATTAAATTCCAAAGGAAATATTATTTCAGTAAATATTGCAAATTCTGGTGCTGGATATGGATCATCTACTACCTCTGTAGATGTAGTAAAGTCTGGAAAATCTGCATCATTTAAATCAAATATTCAGACATGGACTGTTAATAGAGTTAGACAAAATCTACCCCAAATATCTCCGGACGATGTTTTTATATCAAGACCTGTTAATGGTGGAAATGGATTGCAATGTAGTTATGTTTATGCACCAAGACCATTAAGATCTATTTTGTATGGATCATCCTCTGATGGAAAAACTCTATTTGGAAAAAAAGATTTAACGATAATTAATGGATCTGAAGGTACATCATCTGCTCACTCACCTATAATTGGATGGGCATATGATGGAAATCCAATCTATGGGCCATATGGATACACTACAAAGTCTGGTGGGTCTGTAGTTCAGATGAAATCTGGATATACTTTAAATTTAAAACCAACCAGACCGCCAGCAAGCGAATTTCCTCCAGAATTTTTTGTTGAAGATTTCTTATGGTTAGAAAATATTGATGAGTCTTTCCTTGATAAACATAATGGAAGATTTGGTGTCACTCCAGAATATCCAAATGGAGTATATGCATATTTTTCGACTATTGATTCTGTTGCATCTGGAGATGGTGTCTTTAAAAATTACAAACAACCAAAATTTCCTTATGTGATTGGAAATAGTTTTTATTCAACTCCAAACTCATTTAATTATCTTCCAACATCCAATCAAGAGCAAATTGATTTAAATGAAACTTCTTGGACTCGTAATACTTATGCATATTCATTAGAAAATGATAATAGTGGGTATGATTATGTAAATCAATCTTATAGAGATGTTGAACAAGATTCAAAGATAAAATTTGTTAAAAAGGGTTCAGTAGATTCTATAGGAATCCTAACTGGTGGACAAAATTATCAAGTTGGTGATGAAATTGTTTTTGAAAAACAAGAAAATAATCCATTTGTTCCAAGTGGAACGATACTTGAAGTTTCTGGTCAAGGAATTAGTACAGTAAGTGTTAATACAATTCAATTTAATAATGTTGAATTGTATAGGATTGGTTCGGGTCAATTCTTAGGAATAAACACTTCGCCACATGAACTACTTAATATGGATATTGTTACTATATCCGGATTAACGACAACAACTGCAGAATTGAGAGATTTTATCACTGTTGGAGTAAATACAACACGATTATCACTTACAAAGGCAGTTGATAATATTGGTGCTACTGGAATTGTAACTTATTTTTCAGTGGTTGGTGATTTGGGAATGTCTGAGAATGATATTTTTAAAATTGGAAATGAAAACGTTAGAATTTTAAATGTAGATAGATTTACATCAAGAATTAGAGTTTTACGACAAGAAAATTCTACTGTTGGTACTTCCCATACATCGTCAACTAATTTAGAAACTCTACCAAGAAAAATCGTCTTTAATACCGGTATTAATACCAGTATCTCAGGAAAAATTAATAAGGAACTATATTTCAATCCATCTGAAGTTGTAGGTTTGGCTCAAGGTGGTAGTGTAGGAGTTGGAACCACTTTATCAATTTCCAACCCAGGATCTGGAAAAACTCAAATTTTTGTCGAAACTAGAGCAATTTATTTGCCAAATCATAGATTAAGAACTGGAGA